GGCTCTACGGGATTTACCCGCAACCGCAGCAAATTGGCCATTTTTAGAAGACGAAGACTGGCCTACTAAACCGTAAGGATAACTAATGGCTTTTTCACAAAACCCTTTTTCCGTAGCTAGCTTCGGTGAAAGCTATGAACAGGCTGATGTTACAATTACGGTAACTGGGTTTGCTGCTACCCTAGCAGTAGCAGATGTAGATGTAACTATAAGTGCCGTAGTCTTACCTGCATCAGTAGAAGCCACAGGCAGTGTTGCTGACGTTAGTGTAACTGGTACTGCACTGTTCAGTATCACTGGGGTACAAGGCACAGGTGAGGTAGGTACAAACTCTGTTGTTACAGCTGATGCACTAGCAGAAATAACAGATTCGTTTGAAGCTACAGTTACCGTTGATCCAGATTCCGTAGTCACTGCTGGTGCTACTGTTATACCAACTGCAGTAGAAGCTACAGGTCAAATAAGTGATGCCCTAACCATCACTGGTACTGCACTGTTTAGTATAACTGGTGTTGAAGCCGAAGTAGCGGTAGACGATCCTACAGTTATTGCAGATGCATTAGTTGCAATCAGTGACTCATTTGAAGCTACATTATCGTTAAACGGTAACGTTACAGTCACAGGTACCTCTCTTGTTGTATCAGACTCAGTTGAGGCTACAGTAAGTCTTGAAGATGTTACTGTTACTGCTCAAGCTATATTTGGTATAGATGGTGTTGAAGCTACAACTGCATTTAATGGCAGTGGTGTTGAAGTAAAAGCAAATGCCGATGTATCTCTTGCAGCAGTAAGTTTTGAAGCTACACTTACTGTTTCTGATCAAATAGATATATTAGGGTCTGCATCTGTAACCCTGGATAATGTATCTGCAACAATCTCTGTGGGTGATCTTACAATAGCAATTGTAAGTTTTGATTACGAGGCGGTAAAAGAAAATTACAACAGACTTCGTACTGTATACATCAAAGAGGTTACAGACAATGTTACTAGAACAGTTTACGTCAACGAGATACCATCTAACGTAGTTTATATTGAACCTCAACCATCTAATGAAAGAACTGTTTATGTAGAGCAAGGTCAAACAAGAACAGTTTATATAGGTCCACAACCTTCAGAATCTAGAACTGTATACACTAGAGCAGCTTAAAGGAAAATAACATGTCACTAAAATGGCCTAACAAAGATCCAGATGAAACACTAGACTACAGTATTGATTGGTCTAGGTTTTTAGGCGATGCAACTATATCAAGTGTATCTTGGTTTGTAGACGATGCAGATGGAGTTAAAACCTCTATATCAGCTGCAGAGACTGTAAACGGTATACAGTTAGTATCTGTAACTAATACTAGCACTGTAGCAACTGCCCACTTAGGACTTGGTACAAATAACAAACTCTATAAGTTTACCTGTCGTATTACAGACAGCAATGGCTTGGTAGTAGAACGAACTGTAAGACTTCGTGTGAGGGATAAATAATGGCTTATAATTTTCTTGGACTTGTAAACGAAGTAAATAGAAGGTTGAATGAAGTAGAATTAACCAGTGTAAATTTTGCATCGGCTGGAGGTTTTTACAACACTGCAAAAGACTCTGTAAACTCAGCTCTTAGACACATTAACCACGAAGAGTCAAACTGGCCTTGGAACCATGTGCTAGAAGAAGAAGTTCTTACTGCAGGTACAATACGCTACGACTACCCGACAGATGCTAAAGTGTTGAATATGGATAGTTTTAGGATTAGACGAGATGCTGACTTAAATGTAGCTACTACCAAGTTAAAATCACTTGACTATCAAGAATATCTTGACAAATACATAGATTATGAGTATAACTCTAGTACCAGTAAAAGATCTCTACCGACACACGTAGTTCGTGCTCCAAGTCAAGAGTTTTTAATTATCCCTGCTCCAGATCAAGACTATGAGCTAGATTACGAATACTACCGTAATCCAGTGTCTCTAGAGCTTTACGATGATGTTCCCAGTGTACCACTAGAATTTAAGCATATTATTGTAGACGGTGCAATGTTCTATGCGTTTCAATTCCGTGGAGATACTCAAGCTTCTCAAATTGCACAACAAAAGTTTGAAGCTGGTGTTAAATATATGAGAAGCCTCTACATTAACCGCTATGACTACATTCGTTCTACCGTAGTGGATAGAAGAACTTTATCTCAAAATAATGCAAGAGTTTAATAATTATGGCTACACAGTGGCAAACATTTCCTGTACCCTTTGCAGGTGGGTTAATTACAAACATTAGCCCCCTTCAACAGGGTATAAATGCTGTAGGTTCTGCTTCAACATTATTGAATTTTGAACCATCTTTGGATGGTGGATACCGTAAAGTTTCTGGATATAAAAAGTTTATCAGTACAGAAGTTACTGGTACAGGTGTTATTCAAGGTGTTGCTGTAGTACAAAACTCAGGTACTAAGGAAGTTATAGCTGTTAGAAATGGTGTTTATTATCTTTCTGATGGTGCTGATACCTCACCTACCTGGACCTCATTAGGCAGTGCTGCAAGTACTAATTTTGCAAAAGTCAGACAGGCACGTTATAACTACAGTAATACACCTAAAATGGTTTTTGTAGATGGTACTAACTACCCTGCATATTACACAGTAGGTGCTAGCAGTTTAACTTATATAACAGCTTCTACAGACTCTGATGGCAATGCTGTTGCTACAAACATAAATACACCAGTACAAGGTGCTAGTCACGTTTGTGTATTTAAAAATACAATGTTCTTTGGTGTAGGTACAGAACTTGTATTTACCGCACCGTATACACCTGATGACTTTGATCCTGCAAATGGAGCAGGAAGTATTGGTGTAGGCGGAGAGATAACTGGTCTAATTGTCTTTCGTGATCAACTTATTATCTTTACTACGGACAAAATCTTTAGGTTAACTGGGTCCACTGGATCTGACTTCTCTTTAATACCTATAACTGAAGACCTTGGGTGTTTAAGTGCCGATACTATTCAAGAAGTTGGTGCTGACGTTATGTTCCTTGGTCCAGACGGTCTACGTACTCTAAGTTCAACAGAACGTATTGGTGACTTTGGTATTGATGTTGCATCTAAAAATATTAGACCTACAGTTAAAAACTTAACAACTTATGCTAGTAACTTTGCTAGTTTAGTTATAAGAGGTAAGGCTCAATATAGATTTTTTGCATATGTATCTGGAGAAGCAGCTACTGTTGCAAAAGGTGTTTTAGGTACAAAGTTTGTAGACCAAGGTGGTCAAGGTTTTCAGTGGGCAGAGTTACAAGGTTTTAAAGTATATGTAGCTGATTCTCAATTTATAGACTCTGACGAGTATAGGTTGTTTGCTAATGAAGATGGTTATGTCTATGAAATGGATGTTACAACTAGTAGAGATGGGTCGACTATAAACTCTGTTTATGAATCTCCATTTATGCCTATAAATGACCCTCAAGTACGTAAAACATTTTATAAATTAGATCTATACATAAAACCATCTGGTGCAATTAATATCACAGCTGGTTTAAGATTTAACCAGGATGTAACAGGTTACATACAACCTAGCACCTTTAGCATTACTCAAACTGGTTCTACCATTGCTCTTTATGACGACAATAACACGGTTTATAGAGAGCTTTCTACACAGGATAATGCTGGTGTATATGGAGAACCTAAAACACAAAGTTATAAAAACCAAGTTGTTGGTTCAGGAGAAACAGTAGCTATACGTATAACAGACGACAGTTCTGATGCTGACTTTCTACTAGACACAGCTATATTTGAATTTACTACCAATGATAGACAGTAAGGAAACCTAGAATGGGACAAGGGTATACAAGAACTAGTACGGCTAACATTGCCACTGGTAAAGTTATTAATGCAGCAGACCTAAATGCTGAATATAATCTTATAGAAGATGCTTTTAGTAACAGTACTGGACATGATCACAGTGGTGCATCAAATGGTGCCCCTATCGACCAGATTGGACCAAATCTAGAACTTATTGTAGAGACTGGGGCAATAAAACCTCAATCGGCTACACCTGCCATTGACATTGGTGCTTCAGGCTATAAATTTAAAGATGGCTATTTTAGTGGTACTGTTGATATAGATACTAATGCAGATATTGCTGGTACACTTAACGTTGGTGCTGCAGCGACTCTTGGAAATAACCTTTCAGTTACAGGTACGACAACTCTTACAAGCACACTTACAGCAAACGGTAATGTAGTATTAGGTAGCGATAGTGCTGATACAGTCACTGTAAACGGGGATATTGCATCTCATTTGTTGACTTCTACAGGTGGTACATATGATATCGGTAGTGCAACTGCAGCAGACAAGTGGAGAAATATATACATTACTGGCACAGCAAATCTTCCTACTGTAAGCTCTACTACTGCAACTGTAGGTACACTTACTGTAAATACTAGTCTAACTGTACCAGATAACTCCATTGCACTTGGAACTAAAACTACAGGTAACTATGTTGCTTCTGTTGCTGCAGGAACTGCTATTGATATTAGTGGTACAGCAGGAGAAGGTTGGACTGCTACAGTAAACCTTGATCTTAGTGAGCTTACAACATCTACTACAGATGGTGACGGTGATTACTTTGTTGTTGTAGATAGTTCTAATGCACAGAAAAAACTAACTAAAGCTAACATTAATCTTTCTGGATTTAATAACGATTTAACACTTGCAAGTGGTACTGTTACTTCTATTGAAGGGGGTGCTTATCTTACAGGTGGAACTATTACCACTAGTGGTACACTTGCTGTAGATGCAACCTCAGCTAACACCGCAAGTAAAGTTGTAGCTCGTGACTCATCAGGCAACTTTAGTGCAGGGACTATTACAGCTACACTATCGGGTTCTGCCACATCAGTAAGTAGTACTCTTACTCGTGGTACGTATTTAACAGGTAGTAATTTTAACGGTTCAGCAGCTACTACATGGGCTGTTGATGCAACATCTGCAAATACTGCAAGTAAAGTTGTTGCTCGTGATTCTAATGGTGATTTTAGTGCTGGTACTATTACTGCTGCTCTTAACGGTAATGCCACCACAGCTACTACAGCTACTACAGCTTCAGGTTTATCTGGAGTTACTGCTTCAGCAGCAGAATTAAACTATAACGATATTACTACACTGGGTACTTCTGAGGCAAGTAAAGTTGTAACTACAGATGCAAATGGTGATGTCAATCTTTCTGAAGAATTAAAAGCAAAAAGCTACAATGAGACATATTCTACTGTAAGTTCTTCTTCTGGTACCTTGACTATTGATTGTGAAACTGCTAATATATTTCAAGTAACTCTTTCAGAAAATGTTACTACTATATCAGTTACTAATCCACCTGCTTCTGGCACTGCATACGGTTTTATTCTACGTGTAGTTCAGGACACTACTGCAAGAACAGTTACATGGCCTTCGTCATTTAAATTTTCTAGTGGCATAGAACCTGTAGTTTCTACAGGAAGTGGTGCCATTGACGTGTATGGTTTCTTTACGACAGATGGCGGCACAAACTGGTATGCCTTTACTGCAGGTCAGGACATGAGCTAATGAGTTTTATTACGCAACTTTTGATGCAAGGAACCTTTGGTGATCCAAATTGGGGTGATTTGAGTAGAATGTCTTGGTCTGGGTCAACCTCAGCACCTACCTCTGATTATTATGATATTCAGTCTACGGACCTTGGCGGTCAATCTGCAACTGGTTTTTATTTTCGTGAAGACGGTTCTATGTTTTTTACGAATGATACAAATGAAGTTATTCGTCGTTTTGATTTAAGTACGCCCTTTGATTTAACCACAGCAAGTTATTACGGATCTCTTGGGCAATTTTCGTCGTGGGACAATCAAGGTACTGGGATTTATTTTAAACCAGATGGTAGTGCTGTTTATATGATTGGTAATGAGGATGAAAAACTTTGGTACAGACCATTAAGTACAAATTGGACTTATATGGTAACTCAAGGAAGTCCTTCTTCAAGTTCTTCCTTAACAAGTTATGATAAAAGAGGTCTTTATTTTCGTTCAGATGGTAAAAAGTTTTATTTTACAGCTAATAATACACCAAATGCTAATACGACTAGAAATTATATATACGAATATACATGTGATACTCCTTGGAATATTTGGGGTACTATTACTAACTCTGGCACCTTTTACCAAGATTTTAGTCACCCCATAAATGGTGCCTATGAAAAGTTTCAGTCAATAGACTTTAGTCCCGATGGTACAAAGGTTTATGTTATAAGGCGTGATCCAAATAACGCAAACATCTTAATGAAATATAATTTAGGTACAGCTTGGAGAGTAGCTACGGCTCAAACACCTGCCCAAACATTAACACTTCCAACAGACTTACAAGACTCTCTTCTTGTACGTCTAAAAAAAGATGGTAAATCTGCCTTTTTAATGGATCAAGTTACTGGCGGTGACGTTTTTAGAATTGGATACTCTTAATATGAGTGATATTAAATTAACACCTGAAGAGTTAGAAACAATGCTAGACCGTGCTGCAAGGCGTGGAGCTAAAGAAGCTTTAGAATCTATTGGCTTATTAGATAATGATGCTCAAAGAGATATAAGTGAGATGCGTAGTTTACTGGAAGCTTGGCGTGACACACGTAAATCTATTTGGTCAACTATTGTAAAATTATTCACTGTCGGCATACTGACATTTATAGCTGGTGCAGTGTGGATGACTATGGGTAAATAAAGGTAAAATATTATGGCGTATACTCCATTAAGTAAGGTTGAAAAACTACTGGTTGAAAACTACGGTTGGGTAGATAATGGTGATGGGACTCTATCAGAGCCTTATCAAAACAGAAGGTATGATCATGAGGCTGGAGACACCTATAAAGAAAGAATGGGTCTAGGTGAAGATTATGTAGCAGCTGATTTTGTAGCTGAACCATCCCCTGAACCTGAACCCGAACCTGCTCCAGAGCCAGAGCCAGAACCAGAAGCTGAAACTCCAGCTGGACCTCCTGTTATAAATCCAGGTGGTCAATCTACCTCTTTTTCTATCCTAGATATTTACGGTGGAGATGCAACAGCAGGTAGTTCCTCTGTAAATAACTTCATAGCAAATCGTTCTGAAAACGGTCTTGATGGAGGAACTGGAACCTATACTTATTTTGGAAACACTTTTAAAATAGGTGAAACCTACAATGGACTTCCTGCTAATGTTGCATATTCAAAGATGGTTCAAGATTGGAGAATGGGTAATGGTCTTGGGGTAGACAGTAACAGTGCTTGGGCGCAATACTCAGCTGGAATTATGAATGGGACTATTACACCTCCTGGACAAGAACCCATAACTGTAGAGGTTACAGAGGAAGGTCTTGAAGGTGGTGAAAGAGAGGTACCAGAAGCTACTGTTGAGTTTGATAGACGTGTTTTTGGTGAAGATGGAAATGTCATAGGTACAAAAGATGAAAATGGAAACATAACTTATTTTCAATGGTACCTCGATCAGTTAAAAGATACATCAGGTGGTGGTACTGGTGGTGGCACTGTGATAGGTGGTAATGCTGGTAGTAACATTGGTGCAAGTAATGTTTGGGATGAAACCAAATTTCCAACTACACCCACTCAAAACACAGGTAGTTTTTCAGGTGAAAACTTTGTCTCTGTACAACCTAGTACTACAGTTCAAACTGTGCCAGCTGGAGAGACTGCTGTAGTAAACCCCAGTGCACCACAAACTGCAGTTCAAGCAACAGTAACCCCTTCTTATACACCTGTTACAACCCCAGCAACAACCCAAGCGACTACTACAACTCCTGGAACTACTTATACGGCTGGACAGTCTGTACCTTATTCTCAGGATGCAAACACAATCCAAAAGTCTACAGCTACACAAAACCTATCTGCAATACCAGACTCAACAACTTACAAGACAGCTTATACTGGTACTAGTGGGGCTGTACCTACAGATTTAGTTACAACAATTCCAGGGTCTCAGCAAGCTATGGGAACTGGGTATAGAAAAGTTAAATACTATAATAGATTCTACCCAGCTCAAACTATTCTTATTACAGAACTAAATGGTATTCCTACTACAGCAGTTCCTATTAACTTTGTTAAAGCTCCTGAATCAGGTCAGCAACAACAACAGGCTCAGGTATCTGCTGCTAGAGGTGGTTTGATGAGAATGGCTGAAGGAGGTGCAGTGGGTGAAAACTCTCCAGATGTACTTCTAGCAAGAAGATTTTTAGGTTTCAATGGGCCATCATCACAACTACAAAACTTCTTACGTGCAAATCCAGCAGCAGCTGCTCGTATGGGTAAATATCAGCAAGCTATGTCGTCTATGTCTAGCAGAGGTTTTGATGAAGGTGGTCCAACAACAGCTATAGGAAGCACTGGAACTGGTTCTACCCTATATCCAGAAGAAGCTACCACTGGACCAACCCTACAAGATTTTCAAGGTATGCAGCAGGGATTGGTGTCAAGTACTATGGCACCTATGCAATCTCCTGTTGATGTTATTACACCAACAGCTAGTGATTTTATTCCTGTAGATGCAGGTCAGACTGTAGCTCTAGCTCCAACAGCACAAGCTGCTACAGTTGGAACAACATCTCAAGCAGTTACACCTATACTTCCTACCGTATCTGACGGAACTGTAGCTAAAACTGCAACAGGAGTTGGTGATGAACTAGATAATCTATCTGCTCAAACAGGATCACTCACTGATGACTCTAAAGCAATTTTAAGTGATGGTGAAGTAGCTCAACAAACTACTAGTTCTGTATCAGATATTGATGAAGCTCAAGGTAAATCTATAGATGTAGTAGCTCCAGATAAATTAGAAGTTAAAAATAACGAGCTTATAGATGTCAATAACGACATAACAGGGCAAGCTGTCAAGGCTGCTACATTTGCTGAAATGGTTCAGCATGCTGAAGCTACCCCAACTAAAGAAGCTACAGTACAAGGTCAGCTAGAAGGGCTTATGCAGCAGTTTGAAGGTGGTAACACACCCCCTTGGGCTGCAGGTGCTATGAGAGCTGCAATGGCTTCTATGGCACAACGTGGTCTTGGTGCATCTTCTATGGCGGGTCAGGCAATGATTCAAGCTGCTATGGAAAGTGCTTTACCTATAGCACAATCTGATGCTGCTACAGTAGCACAATTTGAATTTAAGAACTTGTCAAACAGACAAGAACGTGCTATGCTTGCGGCACAACAGAGAGCAGCATTTATAGGTCAAGAGTTTGACCAAGCTTTCCAAGCCCGTGTGTTTAATGCGACAAGATTTGCTGATGTTGCAAACATGAACTTTACTGCTGAACAGCAGATTGCTCTAGAAAACTCTCGTGCTGCAAACACTATGGAGTTAGCTAACGTATCTAACAGCCAAGCTATGGTGATGGCAGAGGCTGCTGCTTTAGCTAACTTAGACATGGCTAACCTAAGCAACAGACAACAAGCTGCTGTGCAGAATGCTCAAAGCTTCTTGCAAATGGACTTTGCTAACCTTAACAATCAACAGCAAACAGCTATGTTTAAAGCTCAACAGAATATTCAGTCGTTGTTTACTGATGCTGCTGCTGAGAATGCTATGGAGCAATTCAATGCTTCCAGTGAAAATCAAAGTAACCAGTTCTTTGCTAACTTGTCGCAGCAGTCTTCGCAGTTTAATGCGTCACAGCAGAATGCTATGGAGCAGTTTAATACAAATAGCACTAATGCTATGCGTAAATTTAACTCGGAGATTCAACAGCAACGTGACTTATTTAATGCTCAAAACGGTTTGGTGATTGCTCAAGCTAATGCTCAGTGGAGACAAAATATAGCCACCATGAATACAGCAGCTCAGAACGAGAGCAACATGAACTATGCTAAAACAATCAATGCCTTAACTTCTACAAACCTAGATCAGATTTGGCAGAGGGAAAGAGACTTGATGTCTTATGTATATACCTCAGATCAAGCAGCTTTAGACAGAGCACTTCAGCTTGTCTTATCTGACAAAAATGCTCAAATTGTAAGAGAAAAACTTACGATAGAAAAGAATACAGCAGACACTGCTCTAGGTCTAAGATTCCTGTTTGGTACAAGTAGTATAATTGAGAGTGCCAGTGACGTTGTAGATAATATAGTGGGATAGATTAGATGGTAAACTACGCAGATAATTATAAAAACCTAGTTGAAGCTGCCCAAAGGGGTGGAACAGAGATGGCTGAGTCTTTTAAAAGATCTAGGGACAGTCGTGTAAGATCGTTAGGAGTTCCTGAACAGACTGTTTCAGATGTTGATATAGAGGATCTTTCAAAGAAAATATTGGCTAGGTTTACTGAAATAAGAGAAGAAAATGAATCTTCTAAAGAAAGAATGAAAGAACTCATACAACAACTTGAAGAAGAAGATAGGGAAATTGATCCTCTTACCAATGAGATAGAACCTCCTACAGAAGATCCAGATGTCCAGACTTCAGGAGATGTAGCTAGTTTTGTAGCTAGATTTGAGGGTTTTAAAAACAAACCTTATTGGGACGTTAATAAGTGGACATATGGTTACGGATCTACTGCACCCAATGAGACGGCTACCATTACTGAAGCTGAGGCTAAAAAACTCCTACAAAAAGACTTATTGGAAGCAAGAGCTTCCGTACTAAAGTTTAGAGATCAGTATGGTTACGACTGGTCTGACAACCAGATAGATGCTTTAACAAGCTTTACTCAAAACTTAGGACAAGGAAATCTTAAAACACTTCTTACAGGTGACGAAGAAGGTGCAAGAAGTGATGAAGAGATTTCTGAGATGATTCTAGAATACAATAGAGCTGACGGTAAAGTTTTAGCTGGACTTACAAAACGTAGACAAGCAGAAGCAAACTTATTTACTCAGGGGTATAACTAATGATTAGTCCTTTTGATAGACCAATTCCAGGGCAGTCGCTTACTACGACTCCTAAAAATGCACCATATGAAAGACCTCCAGAAATTGTAGATCCTATAGAAGCATTAGATGCTCATATAGATAATCTAATGAAACCTGGAGCTATGGAGGATGTACTATACTTCTTAGAGTTTGGGGCAGACCTTGTGACTCTAGTTCAAGGTATCCTTCGTAGTGCAGTTATGGAAGGTATGCACAGCATTGATGTAAGTTTAATTATTGCTCCAGTTCTTCACGAATATATTAAAGGGTTTGCAGATGCAACTAACTTAGAGTATGATGAGGGATTTGAAAATGAGGAAAGTAAGAAAGCTTTGTCATATAAGAGAGATGCTGTCAGAGCTAAAAACATGCTTAAAAAGGTACAAGAAGAAGAAGGTGAATCAATTCCAGAAACTATGGAAGAGGTGTCTGAAGAACCGATGATGGAACCTGAGATTGAAGAAGAAGAGCCAGTTAAGACTGGTCTAATGGCGAGGGTATAATTATGGGATGGAGTTCACAAGGTGCACTGGATTATCTAGATTATGTAGATAAAGAAAAGCAGCGTAAAGAAGATCTTAAAAATAAACGTGAAGATACCCTGCTTAGTTTATACCTAGCGGGTGAAGGCGGTAGTGGTAGCACTAAGTCTAAAAACATGGAAAGTGCTGTAGAGGCTACTTCTATACTTCAACAGAGGTTTAAAGACTCTGGACTTACTGATGAAAAATCAGTAAATTTTTATAGTAGTGTGTTTGAAGATCCGTATGCAGCTCAGGATGTTTTAAATTTCTTGAATGAACAAGCAAGTCAATTTCAAAGAGATATTAGTCTTGAAGACCTACCAGACATACTTAGCATTGTAAATGCACCTACCACCACAGAGGATAAGATTGACCTGTTTAGAGAGTTTGAACTGGTAGACCTTTCAAGTAAAGAAGAATACTTTAAGCTTGCAAAAAAGATTAAGAATATGACTAAAAAATCTGGTCGTACTGTCTTTCTTGATATACCTTCTTCTGAACTAATAGATCCAAAAAAGACAATTGAACGTTTTGATGAACAGTTTGTACTAATTGGTGAGTTACTTGCAATGGAAGGTCAGGTATATGTTACTAATAATCCAGATCCAGCTAATGAGCAAACTAGGCTTACTCAAACAGCTATTGAAGATCTAAGAAATGGAACACCTGAAGCTAAGACTTTGGCAACTCAGTATTTGTATAAGACATACGCAAAAGAAGACTGGCTTAAAACGAAGATTGAAACGCATCGTTCTGCATTAAAAGGTATAGATAAAGACCCAAGGATGCAGTCTATCATATCTCTAAGCAATCCTTCAAACAGAGTTAGAAAAACAGTCACACCCGAAATGGTTCAAAAAGAACCTGCACTCAAGCCTTATCTAAATCAAGAAGTAGAGTTTGAGCTTAGGGATGGTGTATATTACCCAATACTTAAGGAATAATTAATGGCTGGTTTTACTGCCGAAGAACTAGGTATAACTCAAAATAAGGGTTTTACTCTTGAAGAGTTAGAAGTTCAGTCACCTACACAACAATCTATATTACCTGAACCTGGTACATACACTCAGGACGATATGGTTGAAGACGATAACATGTATTCAATCATTGAAAACTTTATGTATGATCGTTATGGTAAAGATGAGTTCATGAACAATAGTCGTGAACAGATTGTAGATAAGTTTCTTAACAACAGACGTGGTGTCAGTGCAGGTAACACTGTACGTGGACTCAATGAATGGGATTATATAAACGATATAAAAGGTGATGATAGTAGGATGGCTAGAGCTGCTGCTGCCTACAGCCTCTACGAAAATATGGCTGACTTGTTTAGCGATAAGACATCTCTTGCAGAACGTGCAGAAGGTGTTATGGATTACACCAGGACTGCTTTGCTTGATCCAATTAACCTAATTGGTGGTTTAGTAGGTAAAGCTATTGGTGGTGGTGCACTACGTCTTACTAGTGATCAAGCTAGAAAACAAGCATTTAAAGAGATGCAAAAGCAAGCTCTTAAAGGTGCTACTCAAAAAGAAATTGCTGACACAGGTAAAAAGAAATTTACTGCAGCAATGGCTCAGGCTAATATTGCTAATACCCAGAAGATAGCAGAATACTCTGCTAAAGTTTTAGGTGCTAACCGTGCTAAACGTTTAGCTACTGCCCAAGCTATAAAAGAAATCGGAATTACAGCAGGTATTGACTCTGTCGTTAGTGTGGGTATGGAAGCTTTGTACCAAGAAGGTCTTATTGATCTTGGTGTTCGTAACGAATATGATAAGTTTGCAATGGGAATTGCAGCTATCGGTGGTATAGTTATGGGTGGAGTGCAAACAGGTGTTGTACTTAAACGTGGTTGGAGTGACACACAAATTCCAACTCAGAACTTACCACAACCAAATAGTGAAGGCTTCTTGTCGGAGATGTCCAAAGCTATTGAAAACTACACTAAGCAAACAGAAGCACCTATTGGAAGGGATTGGAAGACTAAACTTAAAGGCGGCATGGAGTTTTCCAAGGAAAGTAAAGACCTATCTACAGACTTCTTTACAACCCTTATGCTAGGTCACCAGACAGAATCTGGCAATGTTGTATTTAAAGGTATGACTCAAACTGCACTTGAACGTGGGTTTGTGTGGGGTAAACGATTTGAGGATGACAAGTTTACCAACTGGATGGCAGACATTATCTCTGGTGTTAGTGATAAAGAAGCTCAAGAGTTTTTAACTGCTATTGAGAAAGCAACTGGAAACAAGATTAAAAATAAAAAGAAGCTTACTGGTAGAGATGTTGGAGATATCCTAGCATATAAAATGTCTGAATCAGGTAGAGCTTTGAATGCTGTAAGTCAGTCAGCTCGACAACTAGGACTCAATGTTACTGATCTAGAACTTCAACACTTGTTTGATGAAGGTGTTGATATGGGTTTGATCAAGCCTCCAAGATCTAAAGCAAAAGAGTATACTGCTGATACCATTCGTAATGCACAAAACAAGATGGTTCGTGTTCTCGTTTCTAACCCATCTACTAGTGCGCTCAACGTAATTGGTTGGGGTGTCAATGCAGGTTTAAACAGTGTAAGTGATCTAGCTTTAGCCTCTGTACATGCTAGTTGGGGAACACTTAAAAAATTAGTTGGTGCAAGTGAATCTGGTGCAAAATCTTATAGAATGGCAGATATTTTATTTAAAAATCTAGGGGCAAGATTTAAGTTTTTCTTTGATCCAGATATGACATATGCTGCATTTCAATCTGCACTTACAAGAAACTCCGAGTCACTTCAAAAGTTAAATAATGTACTTCCCGGTGGTGTAGAAAATGCCACCAAACTTTTAACTAATGGTAAATTTAGTGCTACTAAAAAAGCTGTAGATATAGCTACTGATGATCTTATTGATATCACACAAACTCTTACTCTAGTACATGCTCAAGATTCCTTTACTAAATCTGTAGAGTTCTTAACTCAAATGGATAAACTCTTAAGGGCAGGTTATGGAAAAGGTTGGAACGATTTCTATTCTTGGGATGGTGCAGCTAAAGCTATGACCTCTAAACAGTACAGAGAGATAGAAGCACAGGCTGTAGATAAAACTCTCGAAGCTATCTTTTCTAAATCTTATAAAAGCAAAACACCACTTGGTGAAATTGCAGGTGTAATCGAAGATGCAAGAAACCTTCCTGGGATTGGTTTGCTAGTACCTTTTGGTAGATTCTTTAACAACACTGTCGCCTTTACTGGCAGAAATGCCCCAGGCTTAAATATCGTGATGTCTGCTACTAAAAACCTAGACATGCCTGTAGATGAAGCTGTTGTTAGATCTGCAGTGGTAGCAGGTCTTGTGTGGAGCCTGTCAGATATTGAAGGTGAGAATATAGATAAGGGACTTCCTCTCTATGCTACATCAATAAGAGGCGAGGTTATTAACCAAAGATACGACTATCCTATATCACTGTTCAAGGGTGTTGCACGATGGGCTGCTTATGCTCGTAGGGGTGAAGCTATGCCAGCAGCTGAGGCAACTATGCTAATTGAAGACTTCAGTCTTGGTGGCCTTACCAGAAACTTAACAAAAACTCAAAGGGATCTTATAACACCTCTGAAAGATATGTTTGATCCTGAGACAAGAGACTTGTGGAGAGCTACTGAACAACTGTTCTCAAGTTCAGTATTTACGCAACCTGCATCTGCAATTCTAAGACCTCTTGAACCTATTAACTTAGGTATAGGTATCCTACGAAAAGAAAAGGCTAGACCTATTGACCGTTATCAAAATAACAAAGGTGTAAATGATGCCTTAAGATACGTTGATAACATTGCAGGTTTATTCTTGGGAGAACCTTTAGCAGAGACTCTACAGCAAGCTGCTAGTGGTCAAGCTGATATAAACTCTACAAAAATGTTTGGTATTCGTACACTTCGTTTAACAGATACACAACGTGTAATGAGTATGGCAGGTCTTGGTGAGTTTGATTACAACGCTGCTAGAAAGGTTAGACTACAATCTCCAAAAGCTGCAAACAGATATAATGGAATACTGTTTGATGTACTTGAGGCTGAAGCTGGATTGTTGGTAAAAAATAATTGGTTTAGAAGTCTAGATCAAGAAGGTAAGAAGATAGCTTGGAAAGATAAAATTGAAAAGTCTAAAGAGTTAGCTAAAACATTCTTATACATGCAGTACTCTGGTCCTGTAGAGACCGTAGGTCTTCAATATGAACTAGCCAGTAAGTATAACATGAAAGAAATAAAGAAAGCCTTACAAGATCTAAAGTCTATTCAAGATGATTTTGAAAACTTAACTAGAGGTGAATTAGAAGTACTCAGAAGTTACCTGTCAACTAAAGATGACTTAAAGAAGTTAGAAGTTTACGGAAGACAATACCAATAAAAGAGGGGGCACGAAGCCCCCTTTTATATATCATCATCAAGCATATAATCTGCCCAATCATATGCCTTCCGTTTTATTTCTCGCATATCGTTACTCGACCTTGCCCCTGCCAACAGACCAGTTAAGGCCTGACCCGCTAAGTATATTCTTGGGGTCAGGTTTTTTGTTGTAGGAGCTTTACGTTTTTGCTGAGTAAACTTTTTTGCTTCTTTCTCTAAGCTCTCTTTCAATTACTAGCTCCTTGTTTTTGAAGTAGGCTTTGTTAAAGCCCATCTCCCAATCCCTATTATCTTTTGTATTAGCTTGGTAGGGATTACCCAAACTACCTTCAAGGAAGGCCTGATAGCCTTCGTTAAATGGTTTCATTGTCTGCTTTGATTTTGTATAAGTGCTTCTAGGTACCATCTTGCTTTCTTCAAATCCTCTAGACCATTCTTGTAACGCCAGCGATGTAAGTACTTTGCTACGTTACCCCTATAGTAACCGATAAGTTCCTCATCTGTCAAGATGTCTTTGATGTAGTCAATACACTCAATATCACCTTGACCATAGTGAGGGGGTTTATTTACATTATCTGTCATAATATGATAAGCTCCGCTTCTGTGTATGGAATATGAAAGAACAACTCACCTGGCCTGATGTATCTGCCCTTTGCTTCACCAAGACTCTCTTTAGTCAACAAGAAGTCCCTGATACGCCAAGCTTGCTTAAGGTCTTTACGAAAGACATAGAAGTTAAGAACACCGTTCTCACCCTGATACTTATCAAGTAGACGTTGTTTACGTTCTGGAATACGTATTTCTCTCCAATGTGTAGGCCAGTCACCATCCCAGGCTACCTTTACCTCAGCCTCATTAAAGTAGGTGTAGCCATGTTTTTGAGATACAACATCTACATTGTAGTTCTCTTCAGTATTGACTAACGTGTGCCCTTTCTTTGTGAGATACTCTGTTAAAGCATCCTTAGCTTGTGAATCGTATGCTTCATACAAAGCACGGCTAAACTTTTTTCTAACTGTTCCCAACAGACTGTCTCCATTTTAATTCATACAGCAGTTTATTCTGCTCATATTCTGACATTACCATCCAATCACGTATCTCGTCAATAGTTCTTTTACACCCTGCGCAATATTTATCTTCTATTCGACAAACCTTTACGCAGGGTGAAGGCACAGACCCTATGTTAGGTCTACGATTTCGCATACATCACCAGAACAAGCCATAGTCTGCATTGCTACAGTGTTGTCCTCTTGTTCATACTCTGAAAGCTTTGACCAGTCAATACGTTTTGGCATCAACTTTAAAAGTTCTTTGTACTCACGTTCACTGCAATCCTGATAAGGTGCTTGCTGATAAGTATGATCAGAGTGTGGTAAGAAGGACACACCAGACATCTCATCGAAGTGTTTGTACACAAAGGCACCCACCTCTAGCCATTCAGAGTCACGGACTGAGATAGTCACCGATGGTTTGTGCTCACACCAATTACGTTGGTAAGCCAGCCACATCTCTAACTGTTCGATAGCTGACATATCGTCACGAGTTATAGCTTTGTTAGGTGACTTCTGAGGGAAGCTGAACACTGTAGTAGTGTCACCCTTAAACACACATGGCTCATGAGGAATGCCTTGATCTTTCATGAACTGAGTAAGAGGATCTTTGTTGTCACCTCGTACAGTCCTAACGTAAAACCGTGAGTGGCGAGCATGGATACCAGATGCTGAATCCACAAGCTGAGAGACAGTGCCGCTTGGCTTAACGCAGCTGATAGCAGCAGATACAGGGATACCAAGTTTACCAGCAAACTCAGCGTTAGTATCAACAGCCACTTTACGAAGGTGCGCAAGTGTTTCATTTAATCCCTTATTCTTTGTAGTTAGTAGGGGGTTGTCCATTATGCCCGTGAGTGACACACCAAGCAGTCGTTCGGCTTCTGTGTTGTCTCTCCACACCTTTCGCAAATATGGAAACTTTGTGTAGGTGGACTGGATAGTACCCAGAATTGTTGCCAGACGGACCTTTCGTTCCAAGTCCTCGATAGTATCTGTAGCACGTACGACACACTCGGTAAGGTTGCAGAACTGATATGGACGAAGAATGATTTCGCTGCAAGGATTAGTCCCAAACTCGTAATCACTGTCACGTCTACCATATTTTGCAGCTTGTTTCTTAGATGCTTCACGATTGAATACTCCTCGTTCTCCTGACTTAGATTCAACCAAAGCTGTCCACTCACGCATGAATGTTTCTACATCAGGTTTTTCTGTATATGAAACAGAGTTATTAGCTAGTGCACGGTGTGCTGCAGTCTCCCACCACTGTCCTGACTTAGCATGACGCATACGGTCATCACTTAGGTTAGACAAAGAGATCATAGCTGATCGACGTACGCCACCAACCACAACGATCTGTCCAATAAAACACATCAGGTCGTGACATTCTAGTGATGATAACTTACGACCCTGTGCATTTTTAAATGTAGACACAGCAAAGTTAAACAGTTCAACCAAAGGCGCTGGGCCTGATGCTCTGCCGCCAAATGTTTTAAGTCTTGCACCTGCAGGACGTACACGAGAAACATCCCACTTAGGGATCTCACCAGCCCATAGGAGTGCCAACACTTGACGGAAAGCTTTCGCCCAACCTTCCTTACTGTCCTTCACGACGACTGTGGTATCACTCTCGAACAGATGTGGTACTTCTGGGAGCTTAGTGATGTACTGCCGTTCTACAGAGAAACCAACCCC